GTTTATTATGACATTCACCCTTTAGTTAATCCATCAGGCACAGCTATTTCAAATGCATTTAGTACAACCAACGGTCAAAAAGTTGTAACCATTAGTGCTAATTCTCATGGGTTTAGTGCAGGGGATATTTGTTTATTTGGTGATTCAACAACGTTTAGTGCAATTACTAATTCTAATTATACATCTGCTACTTTTTGTGACAAAAAATTTATGGTTACAGAAGTTGTTGATGCTAACAGTTTTAAAATTACCGTTGAAGATACTGAGACAGGAAGTGGGGCGTCTGCTTCTGGAGGTATTACTTATTATAGATATTACCACGTAGGACCAGCTGAACAGATTGGGGCTTATGGTTTTGGTATATCACTATGGGGTGGTAAAGTTTTAGGTTCAACTACAACTACTTTAACAGCTCCTGGATTAGGCGACAATGCTTATGGAACAGGTGGCTCAGGAACTACAATTAATGTCGGCAGTACAACAGGATTTCCCTCTTCAGGAACTAATTACTTTCAAGTAGGGACTGAAGAAATTTCTTACACAGGTGTAACAGCCACAAGTTTTACAGGTATTACAAGAGCGGCTAGAGGATCAACCAGAGCTGCGCATAGTGGAGGAGCCACTATTACCAATACATCTAGTTGGACTGGATGGGGATCAGCGGCAGCTAACACTGACCAAGTAACTGATCCAGGCTTATGGTCATTAGATAATTTAGGTGGAACTTTAATTGCTTTAATTCATAACGGCTCTGTATTTGAATGGGATTCAAACGCAGCTAATGCAACAGCAACACGTGCTACTATTATATCTGGAGCACCTACTGCATCTAGAGATATGTTAGTATCTACTCCCGATCGTCACTTAGTTTTATTTGGAACCGAAACCACTATTGGTACACCAAATACTCAAGACGAAATGTTTATAAGATTCTCGGACCAAGAAGATATAAATACTTGGACACCAACAGCAACCAATAGTGCTGGTACACAAAGACTGGCCGCCGGATCACGGATCATGGGAGCCAAGCTTGGTAGAAATGCACTGTACGTCTGGACTGATACATCTTTATTTACCATGAGATTTGTGGGAACTCCATTTACTTTCGCATATGAACAAGTAGGAACTAACTGCGGACTAATAGGTATGAACGCAGCTGTTGAAGTTGATGGTGCTGCTTATTGGATGTCTGATAATGGTTTCTTTAGATACACTGGTAAACTAGAGTCTATGGACTGTTTAGTTGAAGACTACGTTTATGAAGATTTAAACACTACATCTAATCAATTAGTGTATTGCGGAATTAATAACCTATTTGGAGAAGTGATGTGGTTCTACCCAACCTCTACATCAAATGTTGTAGATCGATCTGTGTTCTATAGCTATTTAGATTCAACTCCTCAAAGACCTATTTGGTATACAAACGCTAGTACACTATTTAAAAGAAGTACCTGGGCCGACTCTGCTGTTTTTGGTTTACCCCATGCAACATCGTATGATGCAGGAACTGATACATCTTTTGATGTAATAGGAAACACTGATGGTACAACTGTTTATTATGAACATGAAACAGGAGTAAACTATTTATTAGGTGGAACTGAATATGCAATTCCAGCTAACA